CAGTTACCGTCATTAGGAGAATTAGTTGATCAAGGAGATGTTGCAGCAGCAGCAGGCTAAACATGAGCATTGATAAACTAAAAGAAATTGTTACCGGCCAAAAAGGGGAGATGCCGCAGGCTGAAGATGTCTTGGGCAATTCGTTTATCCAGCGATCTGAATCTTGGTTAGAGGTCCATAAGAATCTATCGTCTGAAGATAAGATTAAACGATATGAAAGAGACGTAGGTTCCCGATGGCAGTTTACTCCTAACAACAAAGAGTATTACTGGCAAACCTTGGAAAACATGTCTAGCCTAAACGGAGACCAGTTCAAGGATTTTACCAAAAGAGATATTCGAGGACAGCTAGAGTTGCTTAAAACCTCCGAAGAGAAAGAAGGATTCTTTAGGGACAATGCCCACACATGGCCATCGTATGTTACCGAAGATTTAGAGGAATATTTCTTTTCGCTTCGTGGATTAAATGACAGCAAGAGTATTGAACGGAATAGAATTAACCAAAGCTTAGAACTACAAGAGATTTTAGATAGACAAGAATTCAAACTATCTCCAGATGTGTCCTTGGCTTCTCATGTCGAGGATATGATCAAGGCTTATGACTATGGGTATGGTAATGAGATTGTGGTTAATGAGGATGGTAGAATAGCAGTACCTAAGGAAGGCCAAGAGATGCCATTGTTTTCAATGCCTAAGCAAAATCTTCCGTTAGAAGAAGAGTTTATTTCCATGAATGACCTTAGGCCCTTAGTAGAAACCAAGTTTAAAAAAGAAATCAAGAGAGAAAGAAACCTACTGGAGGAATCTGAAAAGCTTGCAAAAATTTCTTTGATGAATCGAGCCGAAAACGGAGAGCTGCCTGAGCAGTTTGTAGTTAACGCTATACTGGATGGTGCAGCAGCAAGCGAAGATCCCGGCAAGAAACTATCTACGGTTGCTTTAAATCATGTAATGAAGAAGATGG